GTGCTTGCGACATCTTTTGCTTCTTTCTTGCTTCTTACTTGTTGCTTTTATTCACTTACTTTTTTGACTACTTTGTGCCTTTACTTCCCCTGCCCTGCCCTGCTTTCGATCCCTTTGTTAATTTTGTGTCAAAATGTAAACATTTCGACACAAAATGTAACAAGAAAGTTTTCTAGGTGGTATATAAATGGACCAATGTATAATAGATTATTATCCTTACATACTTGGATTCGGTGTGACATTTGGAATGTCGATTATCACGAATATAGTTATCATATGTTTTAGTGATAATAGCTATGGTAAATTAGATGACTCTACGATAAACTACGACAATAAAGATATCGATATTGTAGTTGATGATGAAAACGTAATTACATCCAATAATCAAATGGAAGAGGAAGGGAGATATGTGGATAACGGTAAAATTGAATTAACGGTAACAGAATATGATAAATCCGACACCAAAGGCAATTTATTTCAAAGACAATCTCCCAATAATAAAGAATTCAACGATTTCAAGAGACTATCAAATAAAAATGTCAAAATAAACATTGAATGTGTCAAAAGCGATATACCCGAATGGGCTTTGAAGGAATACATGGGAGAACGCAAATAATAATTATCTAATAAACATATTCTCTTTAAAATCAATATTATATCCCATGAAAAATATACCTAGAAGAATGAAGAATAATCCCAATATTTTATTCAGTGATAATTTTTCACCGTGGAAATAAATACCAGTTAAAAATACCAAAAGAATATATATTCCTTGTTTTACAGGAACAAATTTACTCATATTCTTAGTTTTAATCAAGTGAATCCATATTAACCAGGTTATTATTCCAAGAAATCCAGACATAAAAAAAGACATAAACAACAATGGATTCATTTTATTTTTATATTCATCAAAAGCTTCCTTTATAGAAAATTTATATATTAAGACACAAAAACTAAAGAAAAAAATAAAAATTGCTCCCATAAAGGACAGATGATAGATGGATAAAAATTTGGTTTGATACTTTCTTAAATTTAATCCAATTAAGGATAGGAAATTTGTAAGAAATAAAATAACCAATAGTTCTACAAACTGTTTATTCATATTATAATTAACATAGAAAATAATGTCAATTATAATAAAGTCATATTCTATAATTATTACGAATAATTCGGCGTGCTTCATTGAGGACACTATTATACGAATTCATACCTTCATTCATTACTTGGAATCTAGAATTAGTATTAACTCTTGGTAAAACACCATATCTACTATATTCGTTACTTGAGCGTGCTCTTCTTCCTCTCCTATTTCTATTACTCGATGTTGTGGCTACCGAAGAATTTACACTTTGTCTACATATGGGACAATTGGACTTAAGATTTATCCATCTATCGATGCAAAAACTGTGAAACTTATGAGCACATGGGAGTACTTTTATTTGTTTTTTAATTTCTACTAAACAAATCATACATTTATTTTCTTCTTCTTTTTCTTTTCTTTCTTTTTCTTTTCTTTCTTTTTCTTTTCTTTCTTTTTCTTTTTCTTTTTCTTTTAGTTCAATATTATTTTCCGAAACAGATCTCAATATATTTCTTTGTAATCTCAAGCTTTCTCGATTTAACTCATAATCTTTTACAGAACGATTTTCAACATTATTATCTTCGACCACTTCATTTCTAATTTCCCTAGTGTTTACATCATTATTTACCGAAAGTGGAGATTCTCCCGAAGAATTAAAAAGTCCCATATTATTATTCTGTTCAGAGAGAACATTAAAATCAAACACATTGGGATAATGATTAGTCGGTGAATTTGATGGCGATGGATAATTAGGCATACCTTTTTCACCACCTATACCGCATCTTCTAGCAAGTCTAGCTTGTCCAATTGCCATCATTTTAAATACATCTTTGGATTCAAACGTAAACTTTCCTTTAAAATGTTTATTTGAGAGTATACCTGTTACTTGTCCTCTATTATTAATTTTCTTTATTAAAAAATAGTAATTTCCCATTGGAACCCAATTACCATTTATATCCCATACATTTACGATTGAACTAATTGTTGTGTGAATACGCATAATATTATATTATAAATAGTCTATTAATTTTTTTTGCAGTTCAGACTGCGTTAAGAACGCTACGATTGTATGCGTTACCTTTTTTCCAAAGATGTCGTTTTCTTCCTTTTCCAGCGTGATGTCTAAGTCATCAATCATTGCTTCCTGAACCTCGGTCACGTGTTCGGCGTCAAGTACATGAATGTTCTCATAAGAATGACCATTCAAATCACTCATATAAGCAACGAAGAGGCGGTTTAATTCCGGCGAAAAATCCAGAAACATCGAAGTAATGGCTTCGGTGAAATAACCTTCTTTAAACATGTGTTTCAACGACGGCAATTTTACAGACTTCTTTTCATCAAGAATTTTGTCTTCGCGGTCGAAATTCATGAGGAGATTTGACAAGATGATGAGGGGATATACAAAGCAAATACCATGAGCGTCACCATTTTGCAAATTCACTCCCAAATAATTGTGAGAAGAGTCATGTTCATATACAATTTCCATACGCGTTCCCTTTGGCAAGAACTCTTCATATACATGATTATAAGTATTGCTAAACATGTTGGCAAACTCATCCATAATGAGGTATTCCAATGGAGCATCAAATCTCATCTTTTCAATACTGTTGTCATCACAAATAAAGCTATATTCGTGGTATACAGCAATATAACTCCCATGCGAGTTAAAGTAATACATGTTGTACTTGTTGGTTTCTTCTGTGGGTAAAAGAAACACGCACGTGCAATGAGTTTCATACTCGACTTCTTTCTCGTCATCATTGACATTGTAATCATTAATGTCTAGGACAATAAGAACGGGTTTTTTCGCGAACATGGCATCAGCCACAATTTCATCTACATCACGTTCTACGTAGCGGTAATTCTTTTTTGCACCCTTTTTACCTTTCTTCGGGAGAAATTGTCCTCCCCAAACATTTTCGAGAGATTCCAATGTATCTCTGCGGATTTTCTCACCTTTTATCTTTTTTTGTTTTTCCACGTTTTCTGCAATCTCTCTTACGACATCTTCATAATCCATTGAGAGATATATGACTTCGGCACCTTTCATTGTTTCGCAAGCGAAATTATGTTTGATGAGATGGAGCAACTTATTGCTGATGTGGTTGCTATCATCGGCATTTGTCATGGAAATTTGTGTTTCTTCAGCCTTTTTCATACTTTTCCAAATGGCCGAAGGTCTTCCCTGGTTAAAATGAGTCATAGTTTGCATGATTGTTTCTATCGAGTAGTAACAAATAAATAATTTAAATTCAGTACACTTTACAGTGTTTATATAATGACGGTTGACATCAGGGAAATGGTTTCGATTTGATTGTACAGTATTGTATTTTTACAAAATGAAATATTGTACTTTTGTTGTCTTCGTGCTAACGGTAATACATAATGTGTTTAAATGCTAACGGTAAAGGGTGCGACACGATTAGCAATTATAATTGCATTTCTTATCAATTATAGGTGTAATTCTTCTAACTTCGCAACAATTAGTGGTGATTACTCCAGTAGAGGTTTTAGTTTCACATTTATTAATATTTTCAGTTTTTCGCTTCAAATATTGCGCGTAATTGTGGTTTGATGAACCATTGCCATTGCTGGCTTTTAAATTTTCATTTCTCTGAGTGGCACTACCAGCATTACTATGACAATTTGCCCTACTTTTATTATCTCTCAAAATTCTTTTATACTCGACACATTTGGAACCACCTAAAGTACGACGATAACCGGCCACTGGGTGTCGCAATATATTACAATGCACATTACTAGATGCAGCACATTTTTTATAGGTGTCGCAAAAACCATCAGCATTACTCAATACTCCATCGGTGGCCGAAAATGAAGTACTTCCCGAACCTTCTCTCCCCAACGTAATATCAGAAAGATTAGAACATACGCTATTACGATTTACACATGTATTGGTATCAGCCACATAACCATCTCTAGGTCTAACGCGGTCATATAGTCTAAAATTATATACTGAACCCGAATGTTTCGTTTGTTGGGAGACGCGACGAATTTGTTTATTGTTTGACATTATAATATTTAAGTAGAAAAAAAAAACAAATTTATTTTTAACTATACGTTTAAATTTAACATTTCATATCATTCGTATATTATACATGGAATTTACACTTAATGTGAAAAAATACATGCTAGCAATTCTAACATCAAATGAAGTTGATTTACTGAAAATATCAATTGAATCTGCCATTCACCAAACTCATAAAGACTACGACATATATATTGTGGTAAATAGTACTAATCCGGATTATTTATCCAAAGTAAAAGCATTATGTGCGGGACACGTTGGCACTGTAATAAAAGATATTGTAGAAACGGAAAGTAATGGAAAACCTGGAAAGGGACACAATTCTGTTTTAAATTTATTCAACACATTGCCTTATGAATATTTAATTATGTGTGATGGAGACGATTTTTTATATCCTTGTGCGGTATCAAGATTGGATAAACTCATTGAGACAAGAAAACCAGACATTATCGGTCTTATGGGAAATTGTAGTAAAATTACAGTGGACAAATATAAATCTACTGAACAAAAATATGAAAATATAAATAATACCAAACATAATTTCATTTATTCGAATAACTTGATGATTGAAAGAAATAGAGGTATAAATTGTATATCGGACTCTTATAATAAAATGTTGGCTAGCCCGATGCGTTTAATGGTTACAAATAAAAAAATAATTTCCAAGTATGAACAACTATATGATGAAAAAATGAATATATATGATGATTTCATAACATTTGTTAGAGTAGTCGATGAAAGCATAAATCATGGTTTAAATGTATTATATTTGAATGATGAGAACATATATCTTTATAACAATACCAATATTAAATCAGTTAGTAAATTTTTTGAGAATGACGGGAATCAATATAAGACAATTGAGGACCAAAACACATATGAAAAATATGATTTATCAGATTACGATGTAACAAAAATAAAAGTTTTCCCAAATATAGATGTAAATCAATATGAAAAACAACTTATCCATAAATTTCACCAAGACATTACAAATAAATACAATCATCATGCCGTAACACACTTAGGATTTGAAAAGGAATATTTATCTCTAAAAAACATTCTATTTGTTGATACGGGAACTGATTGGACATACGATACAATTGATAATCGCTCCTTAAGGGGCACGGAAAAAGCAATTTATCAAATATCCAAAGTATTATCCAACCATGGTAATAACGTCGAAGTTTTTACTAAAAGAAATATAAATAACACAGTTTCACCTACATTAAAATATGTTGACCTAAATCACATTATATCATCAAACTGTAAACAAGATATTATAGTTTTTCAAGGTCGACCTTTAATGGAATATAACTTTTTTAATTCGAAAAATTCTGAAAATACTAAATGTTACATTTGGATTCAACACGACGTGACGGTTAATTTTGTAAAGAATCAATATTCTAATTTCGGAGAAATAGACAAACACATAAAGGGGTATATATTTGTAAGCCATTGGCAAAAAAACCGGTATATTCAATATTACAAACTTAACGCAAATAAATGTCATGTTATGCAAAATGCGGTCTCCCCAACAATGTCTTTACTACCAAAAATTAAAAAAACACGTACACTCATATACATCAGTTCTCCTTATCGGGGTATGATTAATTTATACCCATTATTCAATGAGTTATTGAAGGTAATTCCCGACGTCACCTTAAAGATTTTTTCAGCATTTGATCTTGAAAACAACAATAATTTGGGAACATATTCACCGCTGACAGTTAAAGATTTAGAGGAAAAATGTAAAGGTTACGATTCTTACTATAAAAACTATTATAAATTGCTTGCTTCTCATGATAAGATACATTTTTATGGAAATGTCCCGCAAAATATACTATTTCAACATTTAAAAGCTTCGATGATTTTCTTATATCCAAATACATTTCCCGAAACTGGTTGTACAAGTATATTAGAAGCTATGTCCGCACGTTGCAATATAATATCTAGTGATTTGGGAAATCTTCGTGAAACGTCAAATAATTTTGGAGATTACTATGACCCATGTATAGACGTAAATAATTTTGATTACAGTCCCGAAAAAGCAATGATGGAACCATTCAATGTCAATCAATTATCAAAAAATTACGTCAAAGATATGTTGTCTTGTACCATAGATAAATTACGAAATTACAATAGCGCTGAAAATCAAAAACTTCTTGATTTACAGGAAAAATATATTTTAGAGAACTGTCAATGGAATAATCGTCTCAATGATTTTTATGATGTCATTAACAGTGATTGATAATAACCAATGACATACAAACAAATAAAATACCTACCATATATAATGATGAAGATAGCGTATATTATAGTATTGGCGATGGCAATATGGTTCATAATTGATTACTTAAGTAAGAATAAAGAGTCATTTATAGAAGGAAATTCAAATACAGAATATGACCCATGTCAAGTGACACTAAATGAGAACTGTGGTAAAATACCAGGCATTGAAAAAAATATGGAAAAAATAAAAGCAGATTCAAAAACAATTACCGACAATTTAGATAAATATCGGAAAATTATGAATGGCAATGAAGAACAAGTAGTTAAATTTTTAGAAGAATTTGACTAAATGGGAACAACAATAAATAAATTATTGAGTTATATTAATGGATAAAAGAAATATGCGAATTTGTAAAAACTGGTTAACATCTATAGTTTTTATACTTTTCATTTATATTTTAGCGTACAATATCATTCAATATGTTGCACCGCGTTTATTTATGAGAGTACACGAAGGAATGGAGTGTTCCAATGCTCACATTAACGATAATTCAACCAAATTAAAAAATTTAGAAACAAAATTCGGTGAATATAAATATTTATATGAAATTTTAAAAAATAGATACGCTGATCAAAATAAGACAATTAAAAGCAATCAAAAAAAATTAAATCAATTGCAAGTAAAATGTGCCAAATGTGCTTAGATTAATTTCTTGGAATAAAATCCAGATGTTCTTCAATAATATCCCTGATTAAATTAGGTTGATAATTCCTAACATGTCGCCTATTCATTTTAAAATTCATTTCATGTATAACATCATCATGTTTTTCAAAAAAGCAAATTAAACCCAATATATTTCCCAATATTATTATGAAAAACATATTGAGATAGATATACACGAAATTTCGTTCAATTAACATATCAAAATAAAAAAATGTTGAATTCGTTACAAAAAATATTAATAAGAAACAATACTTTATTTTATCAAAATACAGTCTTTTACGGTATATCCTACAAGAACAACACAAAGCATGAAGAACCAAAGTGAATAGATTTATTATCAAAGAGCTATAAATGTTGTAATAATATTGTTTAAAAATAATATCATGTTGTGTTACATTCCAAAGAATATATGTTCCATTATTAATATTTCCAAGACTTAATAATTCAATTGATGTCGGCGGATATTTATATTCTGAAAAAAAGAAAAAATAATTATACAAGAAGGTAAAAAACAAATTTATTCCTCCTAATAAAAAAAACCGAATACAAGGATGCCAATCATTAAAATCATAGTCAAAATGTTCAAGTGGATATTCAAAATCAAAGTAATAATAATAATTGCATTCCATGCATTTAAAAAAAGGGTCTTCGTTGATATTTTCATTACGCCACATTTGTAGACATTTTTGATGTATATATTTTGATGTCCCATTGCACCTACAAGGATTTATTAATAAATTGTCTGATTCTTCATTGCTTTCAAAACATATTCTACATTCTTTTAAGGAAACATCAATTTCTTCTATTTCTTCTTCTTCTTCTTCTTCTTCTTCTTCTTCTTCTACTTCTTCTTCTTCTACTTCTTCTTCTACTTCTTCTTCTTCTACTGCCTCTTCAGATTCTCCATAAATATCAATGGTCTCATCCGACATAATAATTATATTAATAGTATATAAATAAATGGTAAGTCCTCCCAATTGGAAAGAATGTTCCGATCGCATTCAAAAAGAAAGGCTTGAAATACAAAAAAAAAATAAAATAAACCATGAAGAAATGAAAGCTAGACGCGTTAATTATATTAACCCGGATACATTATATCAAAAGTGTGCTACTAAAACTTCAGAACAATTAGAACCAGAAGAACAAAATTTGTATAATGTGGTAAATAAGAGCACCAGTATTTTAACATCTTTGGTAGGTGGAGAAATAAGACAAATAGGCTCCAAAAGCGATAAAATGAATGCCAATGCTTATGATATTGATAAATTTGGCACTGGCGTAAGATTCATCGAAGATATAAATATGGGCAACAATGTTTGTCAAGATATCAATGATGATTGTAATGATGCGTATTTTAGTAGATATTCCCTGACTACTCCAGAACAAGCAGTATGCGACAGCGACGGTGGTTACCAAAACGGTGTGTTAAATGAAAGTAAAAAAAAACTTTGTATGGGAATAACCAACGCTATAGGGGGGTCAATGAAACAATACAAAGAAGGGACTAAACCTAATTGTGCATTAGTCAACGTAAATGTAAGGTTACCTAAAATAAATGACCCAAATAAATGTGATTGGGATCAAACTGCTCCATTTGTAGATAGATATGAACCCGTGTATTTGACCGTTCAAGATATTGAGAAACATTACAAGACTTGTGGGCGTACAATAAAGGACGGTAATGTAACCTATAAGCCCTGTATTACAGATGAAAATGGTAAAAAATTCAATGCGCTTTCGATAGCAAAATTAAAAGGAAAAAGTAAAAAATGTAAGACGTGTAGTCCATTGGAATTGGGATTGACATTGTGGAGAAGATGTTCCAATGAAAAGGATGTAATTGAAAAACAATGTGGGAAAAAAGAAAGTTTTTCAAATTATTTAGAAAACAATATTTCGTGTAATAATAAACCCCTTATTCTTTTACAAAGTATGATTGGTAGCGGTCTGTCTTTGTTCATATTGCATAAATTACTTCAGAAATAATCTAGTACTAATATAATGGGAGGATACAGTTATATGAAAATGATAAGAAGTCCAGGTGATTTGCAAGATAAATGTGGTGACGATAAAATATGTTCGGCTGGTGTACAAATGGGCAACACATTCAAATATTTTGATTTAATACTTCATGGTTCTTCGAACGTGTCAAAACATGGTTGTACTGGGATGACACTTGATGAATGCAGTAAACAACAAGATGTTAATGCGGCAAAATTATTAAATATAGCTGCACCCAAAATAAAGAGTATACCCATGGAGGGGCGTCAAGAATTGGGAGACCAATATATCAAAAAATCGGGGCGTAAATGTAAAATGGGTGGCAAAGAAGTAGAAATGGATTTATTTGTCAATAATCGCCCAGGAAATACACAAAATTCACCATTCAATTACGGTAAAAAGAAAGGTGGTATGAGAAGGGGGAGAGGACTTATACCAAACATGATAGAACAACTCATCAAAATAAATCCCGTTGATGCATTAGTTAAAATGGGTGAATCTATGCCAACCTGTGAAAGATATTGTGTAAAAGAGATTAAGGTAGATAATAACGAGCTGACAGAGACTTATAAAAAATCTATATTAGATAAAATCAAGCAAATAATATGAATGATGTGAATTTTAAGGATTCATCTAAAGATGTTATCGCGGAGGATAATACCACGTGCGAAGAAACCTTCCAAACTATGAACGAATCATTCGAAAATCACGATTATCTAATAATGAGTCAAAAAGTTCTTGTTGGGGGGATATTCTTTTATTTATTCTACAAACTTTTCAAAAAAAAATAGAAGGTGTCGACAATATAATAATATATTTCACTAATATATATTACTATACGATGTACAAAAAGAAACCAAAAGAGAGTTTTGCAGCTCTCATTAAAAAACCCGGAGAAATGTGTGGGGACCATAAATGTGGTATGAATGATTACATAAATATAATTTCGGGAAGTGATACAGGATACGACCCAAATGTGCCAAATAGTGGAATTATGAACATGGAAAGTATCAAAAAGAATTTAGACCCCAAATGCCATAAAATGTTAGACGAACAAAAGGCTGAATTTGGAGAAAGAAAAATAGTCAAAATTGGAAAAAAGAGATTTATGAAAGTATCCAAAGCCAAAAGTATTTTAGGAGGCATCACTGATTCTCTATCTAACCTTAATCCTATGAAAATAATGAACAGTGAAATAAAAGAAGCCAAAGAACAGTGCTGGAATGGCACGAGTATAATGCTTGACGGCGAAGATGTCGTAAAAAGCAAAGAACGATGTGAGGTACTCGGGGGAAGTTGGAAAATTCGAGAAAAAGATTTCGCCCAATTTTATAAAGGTAAGAGTGATGAAAAATGCGAGACTAGTTGCGGTATACTCAAAAAATTTTTTGAATTGGATGCTGAACTTGATAAACTGAAAAATAAACATCTTGTTGAATTTGAGGATAGTGAACAAACTTTTTACAAAGAAGACCAAAATAATTATTCTGTTGCCGTGGAAATAGAACGTATATCAGGTGAATTGGACGTGTTAAAAATCGAAGCTCAAGCATTGTACGAAGACTGTAAAGGTCTAGACGAACAACAAAGCGGAGGTGATATTAGTGGTGCATTATCAGAATTTTCTAAAAAATGTCGTTCAATTTACGACGAGTTAGAAATCTTCATTAAAAATAAATTGATTAACTTTGAAAAAGATGAACTAGGTATTTCACCACACGATTTCTTAAAAAATCCAACCATTATTGACAATGAACCATGCCAGTATAAATACCGCTGTGAAATTGAAAAAATTCCCTTTGAAGAAGGTTTCTCTCGATTTTTGGGAGGCGGAGACATACACTTGACAAAAAAAATAGAAAACGCACAAAAAATAGCAATGGGTGCCCTAATTATTTTCTTGATGCATCGACTTTTAAAAAAATAAAAGAAATCTAGGATTAGTGAACACTAGATTGTAACTTTATAGTTGGATGTTCTTGACGTGTCATCTTCAAATTAATAAATATTTCGCGTTTAGTCCCTTTGATAGGTACAACCGTTTCACACTCTATATTTTTATATACATAGTTATCTATTACCATTTCAAGAAATTTCATCTCTTCTTCGTAAATCCCCAACCCTAATTTTTTCATTTTATCTAATACATTGCTAGTGTGGAACATTCTTTCTTCTTTGGTCCAGGTTTTTCCAATAGATTCTTTACGTTCTTTTTCTCTTTTCAGTCTTTTCTCTTTACGAGCTTTCATTTTGTCACGCTTTTCCTTTTTCGTTTCCTTTTTTTTCTTTCCTTTGACCATTATAAAAAATAGTACAACTAAACTTTAATTTCAAATCGAATCATTTATTTGTCTTTTAATTATTCGCAATTAAAAGATAAATTCCACGTAATATTTTAACACTAGACGCACTGATTATATCATGTCTTACGATTGTAAGAACACTTTGGTCGTAGAAGGCGATGAATGGCAAGACTTTGTCAATGAAAACACCGGAAGAAGGGGCGGGATTGACTTTAATTTGGGATACCCCCTGGAAAATAAAACAAAAATGCAAAAATACAAGATATGGGGTTCTATTCTAGCAATGAGCGGACAAGGCGAATGGAGAGGAAATAAAATAGAGTTTTATACCGTGAATTTCCCTCCAACAAATTACCTAGTCCAGGTGAGTCAAAAATACCCAGGGCTTACTTTTACCTTGGGTTACGAAGAATGGGCTACAGATATATGTGGCATTTTAACAATAAAAAATGGCACAAAAAAGGAAAGTACAGATATGGACAATTATTTTTCGGAGATTTATGGTTTCAAAAAAGTCGATGATGCATTGAGAGCCATAGAAAATGAATATACACTTGAATTTCCTCTATGTGATGCGAGATTACTTCGTTTGGGCGGCGACGAAACAGAAATCACGCGTTATATGCGACACCTCGGCTCAATAAATTGGGAGGAAGAATGGAAAAAATATGTTGAAAACCATTTAGAGAATTAAATCAATAAATTTGTAATAACAATGAGAGAAAGAACAAACAAAATAAAACTTTATAATGATGCGATGACTTTTTTTATTGGATTACTAGGATTTTACAATTTTTGTATGGCATGTTTTTTTGAAGTCAATTTCATAGATGAAAAATATGATACCACGATAATACATACCAATAATACACAATTGGAAAAATACGGAATTGATCCACTTTCGGGATTTCCGAATCTTTATGTATTATGGTTATTACTGCTTTGTGCCATTAAAATAAACGATGTTTATCGTAGAAATTATATATTATCCATAGTGTCATTCATGATGAATTACATTTACAAAATTGAAATGGTTAACCTGGATAGTACATCGTCTGTGAAAACTTTTAATCATATTGATATGTATGTGAGTTTGTCGGGAAGTTTAATATGCACGTTTAATATCATTTGTAATTTTATTACCGAACAGCACGAAAAGGAAAGAGAAGGATACAATTCTTTGCCCTAGTATTTACAAATCGAAATGTAATTTATGTAAGTGTCTAAAGGCATACAATGTAATAATTACATCATCATTTAAGTCAATCAATTCAATAGTCTATCAAAGCATCATGAGTTCTAAAGGAATCACTGTATATGCTGGTAATAAGCGTGGTGGAAAGCGGTCTGTAACTACAGCTACACCCAATAATTCTCCAATTCAATCTCAACAAATCTGTCGCCAATTGACGAAGAAAGAGAAGAAGAAGGCACAAAGAAAATTGTACAAGAAGCGCAAACAATTTAAGGAGATAAATGCTTCTTTCGATGATTTCACCGAAGCGGTTAAATTTGTAGCAATGAATCAAGAAGGCGTCGACAAGATTGCAGGACCGCAAAAGAACAAAGGCAAAGCCGAAGCTGAATCCGAGGAAAAGCCTAAGAAAAAGCGCAGACGCAGGTGCAAAAAGCGTAAGAAAAAAAAGCAAGATAAGGTCACCGTGGAGGAAATCGCTGAGAAAGAGGAAGCGGTTACCGACAAAAAGGAAGCAGTCGCTAAAGAGGAAGCAGTCGCTAAAGAGGAAGCAGTCGCTAAAGAGGAAGATCAAGCATCTAGTGAGGAGAGAAACCAGGAGCAACATTTAATGGATATTGCCAATAGTCAATCTAGACCAGGAGCTTGCACTGAAAAACAATACAAAAAGTTAATGGAAAAACGTGCCAGGCATAATAGAATGCGGGTAAAAGCGATTGAAAATTACAACGCCAAAATTGGAATCATACAATCGTTTCGCATTAAATACCCCGCTCTAGCCAATGCTTATCTCGCTCATAAATTCGGAAAACAAATGGAAGAAGACGCTAAAAACAGCGAAAACTGCGACGATTGTAGTGGCAAATGCACTCGCGAGGAATAAATGCTAAAGCATCGTATAGTAAAATATAAAGGTAAGTATTAAATAAGTTTTAATTATTTTTTAATTCACTATTAAAAAATAGTCAAAGATATAAAATAAATTTAAGGTTTGCGCTGATATAAAACAAAAGCACTGGAAAACATAGTTCTTTTGGAAGAATCTCCACCGTGCATTTTACCAGACGCATTGGTATTATTCGCATTAGAACCTTGTTGTGTGCGCACATGCATTTTTCGAATGCGAGCAATTCTGGAACTGTTATCTACATTAGGTCCTTTAAAAGAATGTGTCTGTCTAACTCCGTCTAAATTATTTGGCATTTATAATAAAGGCATATAAAAAATTTTTAAAAAAATAAAATACAACAGTTATCCGAAAGTATTTTCCGATGAAAATGAAACATATAAAAACCCATCTTCATCCTTGTTTTTTTCATATACTTCTTTTATCATCGCACTAGAAGGCATTAAAAACCTATCATTTACAAACATATAAATGGCTTTTTCCGGATTCAATTTAATCCTTTTTCGAATGACGTATGAAAATTGTCCAATGGTCAAATCCATTGGAACCAAATATTTATGTTTGTCGAGAAGAGGGAGGGATTTATCTTTGGTATAACAAATGATTGGACAGCGGTCAGGATATTTTGCTAAAATACGTGAAGATTCTTGGATTCTCTGATATACAGTTCTTTTTTTTTTAAAGTCCATTACTATATATTTCATAGTTAATTTTAAATGTTTTTATCGTTGATTTATTTTTTAACAAATTCATTATTCTCAGTCAATTCCCCGATAATATATGATTTATCATCATTTGTGCCTTTGGGAAAACGAGAATAAATTTCATTACCATCGCTATATTTCCATTGTCGACCATCTATTTCTCTAATATTTAATTCAATTACTTCTCTTTTTACCTTATCGACATTTAAATTACCAGAAGATATATTGTCATTTTTATAATCCGGTGCATAAGAAATCATT